CTTAACACCTTCTTAGTTTCGCACGGCTTTACTCACCCACTACTAGAAAAAGTAAATGTGGTAAAGCGCAACAATGTTTCTCAAATAGAGGCATAATATGATTAAAGTAGAAAAACTACTGGATGGTGGTAAAGGCCATGTAATAAAGGACGAATCAAAAGTTCCGCTACTGCCAGGACTACTAATGGATGAACAACAGTACGAAACTGCTGTTGTTGAAACGGGTAGTGTGATGTTTAGTATTCACGAAGTCAAGTTAGAAACTAAAACTGCACCTAAACCGCCAGAACCTGCCCCTGCTCCAGCACAACCAACTATTGTGTTTCCAAAACGTAATAAGTAATGGTAGATTCCCGAGCAAAAGGTGCTAGAACTGAAACCCAGATCCGGGACATGCTACGACTGCATACTAAACTGCAGTGGGAGCGTGTTCCTGGTAGTGGTGCTCTTGACGAAAAACACGGATTAAAAGGTGACTTATACGTACCTAACGCTAACAACCTGTATTGTGTTGAAGCAAAAGGCTACGCAGACGATCACCTTACTAGTGCCATATTAACCAGCAAAGACCCTCAACTGTTACAGTTTTGGAAGCAAGCCGTTCGTCAAGGCCAGCAAGTAAAGAAACGACCACTACTCGCATTTAAGTTTGATCGCAGTAAAATTTTTGTAGCCTTTGAGGACATGCCAAGTACCAGTGAATACCGCTGGATGTTTATATGTGCAGAAGGCCACGAGTTTTATGTAGCACAACTAGAGCAGTGGCTACAACACGAACAACCAAAATTTATAGCTTGATTATCAGGGTTGAAAAGTGTATAATAACATATTAAACCCTAGCATACCATGAGTAAAACATTTAATCAAGTTACCACACAAACCAATACGCTGATGATTGTAGACGCACTTAACCTGGCGTTTCGCTACAAACACAGCGGTGCAACTGACTTTGCTGAAGATTACCTGCGTACAGTAGACAGCTTACGTCGCAGCTATAAGGCCAGCAAAGTAATTATTGCTTGTGACCAAGGCAGTAGCAGCTATCGTAAAAGCATTTACCCTGACTACAAGCAAAATCGTAAAGACAAGTTTGACGAGCAGACTGAAGCTGAAAAAGCTGCTTTTGAGTTGTTCTTTGAAGAATTTCAAAAGACTATTCAGTATATCCAAGAAAACAGCAGCTACCCAGTGCTTAAGTTTCAAGGCGTAGAAGCCGACGACATTGCTGCGTATATCGTCTCACAGCGTGAGAAGTACCACGTCGGCGATGTTTGGCTGATCTCCAGTGATCGTGACTGGGACTTGCTTGTGCAGCCTGGAGTTAGTCGTTTCAGTTATGTAACTCGCAAAGAAGTTACCATTGACAACTGGGATACACACTATGAGTGGCTGCCAGAAGATTATATTTCGATTAAGTGTCTTACTGGTGACACTGGGGATAATGTTCCTGGTGTGCCTGGTGTTGGGCCTAAGCGTGCTGCCAGTCTTGTTGCTGAGTACGGTAGCACTTGGGATATTATTGCTAATATTCCTCTTAGTGGGCGCTATAAATACATTGAAGCACTGAATCAACACAAAGATCAGCTGCAGCTAAACTATCAGCTAATGGATTTGGTTACACACTGCCAAGAAGCCATTGGCGACGCAAATCTCCAAGAAATCAACAACACACTACAACTATATCTTGTATGAGCAACCAATTTACTACAACAATTATGGACTCTAGTGCTTATTACGCTCATGTGACTAGCAATCCGCTACCACAACTACCATGCCTAGCGCAAAGTCCGGAATTCCTACCACAGCGTGCAAATCCCACAGATGCTGGTGCAGACTTAAAGTCCGCTGAAACCGTGGAAATATATCCCGGCGAGCAGAAGCTGGTAGACTGTGGTGTAGCAGTTAAAATCCCCAAAAACTACGCAGGCTTTGTATTTAACCGTAGTTCTCAAGGCAAACGCGGCATCACTATTCCACACAGTGTTGGTGTAATTGACAGTGACTATCGCGGTAACATTAAAGTGATTCTTCGTAATTTAAGTGAAGATCCTTACAAAATTGAAAAGGGTGACCGAATCGCACAGCTGGTAATCATGCCAATATTGCTGTGCGACTTTGTGGACACCTGGAATGACACGGCACGCGGTACTGGCGGATTTGGAAGCACTGGCACATGAAACAAGTAGCTATTGTTTGGGCAATAATGCTATCAGTTCTACTTGTAGTAGCAGCATTTGCCACCTACCACCGCGGCGAAGATCGTAAAGCATACTATGCTTGTTTGGCGCTAAGTGAAAAACTAGCCCAACAACAAAAACAACCCGACGGCGGAGTACGAATTGTATCTCTGCCGTACTGTAAAATCTAAAGGAAAATATGGCAGTTTCAACACGCGCGCAAGTAATCACACGTCGTACATACAATAGGCCCACCTCAGACGACGGAAAACAATTTGAAACTTGGGCAGAAACCGTTGCCAGAGTTATTGACCACCAAGAGTGGTTGTGGCAACGAGCAGTTGGTCGTGACTTAAACGACCTAGAATATGGAGAACTGTACGATCTTGAGCAGCTGATGCTGGATCGTAAAGTTTCTATGAGTGGACGCACACTCTGGCTAGGCGGTACTAACGTAGCCAAGATGCGCGAAGCCAGTCAATTTAATTGCAGTTTTACTAACGTAGAAACTGTGTATGATGTAGTAGACGTCTTATGGCTCCTACTACAAGGTTGTGGTGTTGGCTTTAAGCCGATTGTGGGTACACTAAACGGGTTTGCCAAGCCAATTAAAAATATCCGTGTTGTACGCAGTGAGCGTACCACAAAAGGCGGGCTGGAACACAATGTTGAAACTTGGGACAGTGAAACAAAGACTTGGACTATTCAAGTTGGAGACAGCGCAGAAGCTTGGGCAAAGTCTATTGGCAAGCTGCTTGCGGGTAAGTATCCTGCTAATACTCTGGTACTTGATTTTTCACAGCTACGCCCTGCTGGTGAAAGGTTAAAAGGTTATGGGTGGATTAGTTCTGGTGATAGCGCAATTAGCACTGCTTACGTTGCTATTGCCAATATTCTTAATGGTCGTGCTGACAGTTTACTTACTCGGATGGACATACTGGACATTGTTAACCATCTGGGTACTATTCTCAGTTCCCGCCGAAGCGCTGAGATCGCTCTTTTTGACTACGGTCAACCGGAGTGGAAGGAATTCGCGGTAGCCAAGAAAGACTGGTGGTTGTATAACAATGCACACCGCACTCAGTCTAACAACTCACTGGTATTCAAGGAAAAGCCACTTTACGAAGATCTAAAGTATATTTTCCAGTTGATGCAAGAAGCTGGCGGTAGTGAGCCTGGCTTTATCAACGAAGTTGAAGCACTGCGTCGTGCACCGTGGTTTAAGGGCGCTAACCCTTGCGTAGAAATTTTGCTAGGCAACAAGTCGTTCTGTAACTTAACTGAAACAGACATTGCCAAGTTCCGTGGCGACAACGCTGGCCTACACGAAGCTATCCGATTGGCTGCTCGTGCCAACTATCGTCAAACTTGCGTTAACCTGCAAGACGGTATCCTACAAGAGTCGTGGCACTTAAACAACTACTTTATGCGACTGTGCGGTGTAGGTTTGACTGGTATTGCAATGCGTCCTGACCTTAACGGTTACGACTACGAATACCTAAAGCGTACTGCTACTAGTGCTGCGATTGGTATGGCTGACGAGCTTGGTTTACCTCGCCCCAAGAACGTTACTTGCGTTAAGCCGTCTGGTACCCTGAGCAAGATCATGGATACAACTGAGGGTGTGCACAAGCCGCTTGGCAAGTACATTTTCAACAATGTGCAGTTTAGCAAGCACGATCCTATTGTTGAAGTCTTACGCGATGCCGGCTACCGTGTGTTTAACCACCCCACCGACGACAGCGGCGTGCTTATTACCTTCCCAGTCAAGTGGGACGGCGTACCGTTTGATGTTGTAGACGGTAAAGAAGTTAACTTGGAAAGTGCAATCGACCAGCTTGAGCGTTACAAGTTGATTCAAACCAGTTGGAATCAGCAAAACACGTCAGTTACCATTAGCTACAGCCCTGAGGAAGTGCCTGGCATTATTGACTGGCTGCTAGACAACTGGGACTGCTATGTTGGTGTGAGTTTTATCTACCGTACCGATCCTAGCAAAACTGCTAAAGACTTAGGCTACCTATACCTGCCACAAGAAGTTGTAGACGAGTATACGTACCTAACCTACGTGCAAGACCTAAAGCCTGTTAACCTAGAAAACGCTAACAGTTTCGATGAAATCATGGGCGAAGAGTGTGCCACCGGTGCCTGCCCAATCCGCTAATATAAAATCATGCAAGAAATCAAATTTACCCTTACCATTGACGAAGCCAACATGATCCTGAACGCAATTCAGGAGCTGCCCGCCAAACTAGCTAATCCCCTAACGCAAAAGCTGCAAGCTCAAGCCAAGGAACAGCTAGAGCCGGCAGAACCAGCGGCTGAGTAATAAAAAAGCCCCTAACTATTGCTAGTTAGGGGCTTTTTGTTTTTAGCCATCTAGTGTTTCAAAGAGTCGGGCTACTAAGTGTAAGTCTTTGCCGTCTGCTCGATCACGCATGATTTGATCACGCTTTTCACGACTCCAGCTGTATCCGCCGTCACCGCCCCACAAGTCCCAGGCTACACGCCCTTTACTTGGAAAGCCTTCTTCGCCACTGTTAAAACCAGTGGCATTTTTGTCTACTTCGTGACGACTAAAAAAGCTGTACATGCGCAGTACTGTGCTTGCCGATAGTGGTTCACGGTCTTTTAGCTGATTAGCTCGCGCTAGCCCAACTAGCGTACCACCTGGCTTGCCTTCTTCTTTCCACTTTAGTGCGCGCTTGGCTGCTGTAGCCATGCCTTCTGTGGGCTTGTAGGTTTCTGCCATATTAGTCCTTGTATGCCATAATAATTTGTTTACACATCTTGCTGCGAACAATGTCTGAGTCTAGGAATCTAATAACGCTGATTCCATCCAAGCCCTCGAGCCTGCGTACTGCATCTTTTAGTCCACTATCTTCGATGTCTGTTTGATCGGGGTCTCCACTAAGAATAACTTTACAGTTTTTACCAATACGTGACAGCAACATTTTGAATTCTGTTTTTGTCATGTTTTGAACTTCGTCTACGAGGATAATAGCGTTGTCAAAACTACTACCACGCATAAAGCCTAGCGGCTTAGGTTCAATATCCTTGCTTTTGAGTGCGTATTCATAAAATCCTTTGCCTAGCGTACGCTGGAATACATTGTCAAAAGGATCTAAGTATGGTGCATACTTCTCTTCCAATTCACCAGGTAAGAATCCAAGGCCTCGGCCGGTTTCTACGTTGGGGCGTGTTAAGATGATTTTTTGAATACGGCGGTGGAATAACTCGCCAGCTGCGTAACTTGCAGCAACATAGGTTTTACCTGTGCCAGCGCTGCCAATACCAAAGATAACTTCACTACTTTTTATTGCATTCAGGTATTCTGTTTGAATAAAGTTTAGTGGTTTTACATCTTTAAACCCAAACTCAATTGGATTTGGTTGCGCTTGTTTGCGAGCTTTCTTTCCCGATGAACTTGCCATAGAGGTTCCTGGTTAATTTAAGAAATTAAGAACTGCTAGGAACATGATACTGATTGCTATGAAAAGCATACCAGCACCGGTTGCAGTCTCACGAGCTTTTTTGTAAACTACGCGAATATCCACGTAGCTAAAAAATACTTCTTTAAAAACAATTAATACTCCAGCAGCCATTAATAGTTTATATGGCATTGTCATGGCAACCGGAAAGGTTAGTGACAGGAATAGTGCTATAACTATTCCCACCACTAGTAGTAATTTGATTACTTGCTGTATCATTTCTTCTCGGGTACTTTCGTACCTTCTAGTTTTTGGTGTACTTTGACGTCTTTGCACACTTCCTTCATCTTACCGGTTTTAGCGTCTTTTTGTTCAACGCAAACACGTTTGGTCTCCGCGGCATAAATGCTGGCGCCAAAAAAGCTAATAAATAGTGCTAATAAAATATTACGCATTTAAATCTCCGGTTGAGGCGCTGGTTGCGGGGCTGGCTTGCCGTTTATCAAGATCACTTGCGGTTGAGCAGGCTGGTCATAGTAGCCACTGGTTTGCAGCTGCTGATCTACACGCTGACCAATTGTGGGTGCACTAGGCACGCTTGGCACTTTTGCAGTTTTAACGTTTTCGTTTGCCTGCTTCATCATTGCCAGTGTAGCATCTACTTCTTCTTTACTACGGCCTGCAAGCATGATGCCGCTAAGCGTACCTGTTAAGAAAGTAGCAATTGGAACAATAAGTTCAAAAAACTTTTGATCGATCGGTGAAATAGCATTTAGCGGTTGTGTTACGAATATAAGTGAATATAACACAACAAACACAATGCCAGTTAGTGTAAGTGCTAGACAAACTCCAATAAAGAACTTTAGTCTAGCCATTAACTGTTCTTCTGTATATAAGAAGGTTTGATTATTTTCCACAGTTAACTGCTCCTTTTTGTGGTATTTGCGGAGTGGTTTCTGGTGGCGGACCTAAGCGTGGGTCACGTTGGCCTTTGAATACATGTTCAGGACAAGTTCTGGTTACATCACACAGCGGCTTTTGACACTGTGGTGTATCCCAGTTTTCTGGATTCTGGCACGGATACCTAAACGTGTCTTTGCTTAGTAACAGCAGTGTAACTGGTAGTGCTAGTAAAATTACTATCACCCACTTTACAAGTTTGGTATCATGCATGGTCTACTCCTAGCACGTGCAGTGCGTGGTTGTAGTGCTTTATGCGATCGTCAAGTCCTATTGTACCACCATTGATTCGCTTGGTCAAGGTCAAAATATCGCCTGCATCTGCCCAGCGGTTTAAGCCGTTTGTCTCCCAAAACCAGCACGCTGACTGTGCAGCACCTTCAAAGGTTTGCAAGTACTCGCTGGCTTCTTCTACTGGAATTCCAAGGCTAGCCGCAAACCAGCTGTAGTTGTCACGACCAGTTAACTGGATAAGACCCCGACCACAAAAACGCCAGCCATCGCCACTAGACTCAGGGCCGTTACCCATGCGATTAGCGTAAACGCGATTAGCAATCGCTTCTTGTTTGTTTGGTTTATTTGCATACTCTTGCGCTAGTTCATCAGTTGGAAAATATTTGGGAAATATCTTACGCAGACTTTGCCAACGGTAGTTTAAATTTTCACGCAGTGCTGTAAACCCAGCAGACTCGTGAGAACACTGTGCAATAAATGCAGCAACGCGTTGCGGAGTATTAATCTCGTAATCGGGCAGTAGTTGGCTTAGTGCGTTGTGCCACTGGTCAATGTACGGATTTTTAGGCAGCAGTTGCTTTAGCTGCTCTTTTGTTAGTTGCATTACTTTACCCCTTCGTAAATAATTTTTTGCTTTGCATACCACTCAATCCAGCTATCTAGCTTAATTGCGCACGTATAGTAGGTGTTGTAGTTCACAGCTACTGTCTTACCTACGTCGCTTAGCTTAGCGTCCTTTTGTAGCTTTTGCAAGTCAGGACAAGGCTCGCTGCTTAGCTTGCCTGGGGGTTCTGGAAACGGCATTTTTACGGCAACTGGTGTGCTACAGCCCACCAACATCACCGTTAATAGCACTAGTAAATATTTCATCGTGTTGCTGCCTTGTTATGAGCTTCTACAAATTCGTTTGGTATTTCGCAGCGATTATCGTACTTTACGATCTCCCTGTCTACATACTCAACTATATCACGACCACGAGTTTTATAGTACTCGCGCTTTACTATTACTTTTTCCTTTATTTCGGTATTAACCACTTTAGCCGATGCTTCAGCAGCTGTGGCTCTGGCCAGCAAAGTCTCCGCTTCACGACGCCAGTGGTGGTCAACGTATACCATGCCAAAAATGAAAAAACCCAAAGCTGTGGTAGTGAGGGCTACCATTTTCATCAGCTTTTGGTAAAGAAAACCCGGCTTAGTTTCCAACAATAAATAGCCTAATATTCCGGCTAGTACTAAGACTGCCGGAAACCAAGCCGAGACAAATTTTAATAAAAACATAAAAAAGTTCCCAAAGGTGTAAAATTATTTACCCTTTAAACTTCCTGCACCAAGGGTGTCGATTGCGTTCCACTGTGAGTCTACGTCTTTTTTCAGTACTTGCATATCACGTTCTATACCAACCATTCGCTCACGTGTTTGTGCCACGTCTTTGCCTATCTGTTGTACATCACGCAGTCCGCCGGTAACAGACTCCATAGTGGTTTGTATTCTAGCAATAGTACCTTGCAGTTTTGCAACGTCATTGCTAGCTATTTGCGTTTGTAGCTCTTTTAGTGCTACGTCCTGTTTGCCTAGCCGTTCCTCGTTTTCTTTTTGCTTGTTTTGTAGCCCTTTAACCTCATTGGTTAAAAAGTCTACGTTCTCAATCAATTTTACTACTGGCTCGCCATCGGGCATCTTTATCTCGCCTACGCGCGTTTCAAGCGTATCTATACGGTGTATAAATTTGCTGGCAGCAAAAATGCCGCCAGCAATCGTAGAAGCAAAACTTAGTACCACTGCGATGTAAACACCTTTTAGTTTTACACCACCAACACTTAGTTCGGTGGATTCTAAGTCCATCTTAGCCATTATCTTACGTAGCCTTGAAATGCTGTTTGATTCATGAATGCAGCTGTCGACTGTTGCTGCTGTGTCATAAAGCCTTCAAACGTCATGTTTACACTTTGTGTAAACTGTATGGTTAGCACATCGCTGTTGTAGCTGTAAGCGGCTGTAGCGGCGTAAAGATCGCGGTTGTAATTAGCAGCAGTCATGTCTAGGTTAGACACAATTTGCTGGTTGTTAGCGGCTGCGAAAAATGCACCTGTTTTGGTTGCATACTCACCAACACTTGCTAAGCTTTGGTTGTAAGCCGCTACTTGCTGTGTGGTTACCTCTGTGCCCATGCCACTGTTTTGCAAGATTTGCTTAGCTGCTGATGCGGTAGGCACATCTTGAACTGTTGCCATTAACTGATTAACTTGCGTTACCTTTTGCAGATCTACTGCAGCGGCCGCTAATTGATCGATTGCACCTTGCATTTGCGCTTTGGCTAAGTTAGCTTGGTCTACAAGAAACTGCTGAGCAGTACTAAAGTTAGTGTTCTTGTAGGTGTTCAAGCTGGTGTTGTAGTCTTGGCGCTGTTGCTCGGTAATGGTAAAGTTGTCTAGTGTGTTGGGTTGTAGTATCTGACCGGCGTTTGCTCCGCTGGCAGCGACGTTAGCAGCTGTGATACCAATTGTAATCTGGGTCTTTAACGCATTACTGCTGTTTGCCAGATTGGTCACTACCTGTTGTTGGTTGCTGATTAGCAGCGTTTGAGCGCTTGCTGGCCCTGAAACGGTCAGAAAGACTGGTACCATCATCGCCAGCGCTAGCAGCACTTTGCGAGATAGGCTTAAGTTCTTTGTTTGCGTCATAATCGGGTCTCCGTTGTGGATTTTGTTGCCACCCTAAGGTAGCTTGCTTTCCTATGGTACCTAGGTAGGGACAAGGAGTCCCAGCCATGGCCATAGCTTCAAAAACACG